CAGAATATCCACTATAACCTGATGTTGAGCTGTATCCAGAATAGCCAGAACTAGAATATCCACTATAACCTGAAATGCCGTTTTGAGAACTATAACCCGAATATCCTGAAAATCCTAATCCGGAATACCCACTAAAACCTGATGTTCCTGGAGCCCCAGAGTATCCTGAATGACCAGAATTTCCAGATCCATCATATACTATAGGACCCGATCCCGTCAATCCAAAATTTTCACCAACAGTGCCTATAATTTTTGCACCTGTATGACCGTCATCATCAAATAATGGAAAAGCTGATTGTAATATATAAGGAATTGTGGCAGTAATTTCTGTATAAGGATTCACCAATTGAATAGATGAATCGTTAACAACTTCAGATATTTGATATAATATTGTAGAATCATAACGTCCTATATAATTTCCAGCCCGGACCTGTTTTGTCCATGCGTGATCAACCAGCGATGATATCGCTTGGACATCCGATCTTCCATTGATAAATTGGGCTTCATCTAAAAGACCCTTAGGGGGCTTATTTGGACCCGCTGATGCATATGGAATAGTTTGACCAGTTAATCCAGCAACCACCCATGGGGCATTACCTGTATAATCTAAATACGGAAAAAATCTATTAAAAGTAAACGTACCTGCGGACATATCTGTAGTAGAAACTAATCCGTCATTATTACATAATTTATACCCAAATGCTGCATAATATTCATCCCCGTAAGCTTGAGCACGGGTATTAAAAAAGTTAAATATATTTGCAAAAATTTCTGATTCAATAACTTGATCAACTCTCGTATCTTCTACATTTGTCAATCCCCCAGCACTGTTTCCTGTATCAGTATCGTTGGGTAAAGACCCTCCTTGACCTATAGAATCCGATTGCTGTTGTATTCCCGATGTACGATTAGGTATAATAACGTTTTCTAAGAAATTTTTTTGAGAAGTTACTTGAATATAAAATTGATCTACATTATCATATTGAAACGAAGCGGTTAAAGAGCTTTGCGCAGGTAATGTTACAAAATAATTACCATTAAAACCTACAGTAGTAGTATCTAAAATAGTTTGTCCAAGATAATCAAAGTTATACCGGTCTCCTCGATATATACTTGGTATAGTTAATTGATTTCCAGATAAAAGAGTGAAGTTTGTTGTATCAATATTATTATATCTTAAACACGCCGGTGCATTTAATACAGCAGTAAAATCAGTGGACACGGATAAAGGAGATGTAGTAATCAAAATTTTACTAGTAGTCCAATCTGGAGCATAGACATTATCTGTAAAACCTAAATTTAACAATTCAGTAGATAAACTTGAAACGGTAGGATAGTTAGTGTCAAGTAAAACTGCACTAGTAGTATCAGTAATAACAATAGTTGAGGTCAAATCTTTTTGTATAGACCCGTATCCATTAAGAGATATTACTGCTGCTTGTGGATCAGTGATAATAGATTTAGAACTTGTAACTTCAGTAGTACCCTCAAAATAGATGGGGACATCCGAAACGGAAACTTGAACATTTGTATAGTTTTGATAAAAAGGAACGGAAACTAAAACAGTAGTATCCACCCCATCAAACATAGAACTACTTATATAATAAAAATCCGAACCCACATTTAATAACTGACCAGAACGGTATATTTGAATTAAATCTCCAGTTAATATTAAAGCATTGGCTCCCGAAAAAATATTATTTACAGTAATGGGTTCTATAAAATTAAAAGACATAGAATCCGAAATGTAAATTTGTGGATTAGTTATATCAACCGGACACTGACTCGATAAATAAACTATGGTATCTTCACCATCATAAATAGATCCAGATGTATCAACTTGAAAATAATAATCCCCTGGAGTCTCTACTCCAGTTATACGTAACATTATTCCAGGTACAAATAATGTTGATAAATTTTGATTTATAAATGCTATATAATCGTCACCCTGAGCAACATGAAATATAATTGTATTTACAGGATAAGAAGATAAACCGCTTCCCGGAAAACTGTAATCAATAGTTATAAAATCTGTCAAACGAGTAGCTATATTATTATTTGGAATCGCAATCCCAGAAGTAGATAAATATAAATCGTTAATATTATATGTTGCGTCTTGACTAATATTTATAATATTAGAAATCGTGACTGTGTTTAAATCTGATATATCAGGATTAGGAAAATTTATAACTAGGGGAGTTATAGATGAAACAGTAGTGGTTGCATCAAAAGTATAACAAATATTCGTCCCATCAATAGAAGTAAGTGTGTTATGACACGGTAACAATTGAGAATAGGACACACTTATAATATCACTTGTTTGTAAAGGAGTAAAAAATACTAATCCGCCAGTAAGATATCGAACTCTGTAATCTATATCTTCATTTAAAAATACTCCATTTTTCATAACTATAACGGATTGATATTTTAAAGGGAATTGAGATATAGTAATGGCTATAGTATTATTAGAAGCCAAAACCCCATTGGTTATTCCATCAATAGATGTAAAAATTTGATCACTAAAATACGAACCCTCTATATAATAATAAATATCATACAGGTCACCGGGCCCTGGCCCGTCTTTTGCAACCGGTTTAAAACCACCCGATTGCAGATCAACGTACACATCATCCCCAGATGCATATGGAACCGAAACTTGAACCGGAACAGAATTCAAAAAAACTTGTAATCCTGTACTATATAAATTTGTAGTATCGTTGTAAAATACATATTTAACTATAGGCTCATTAGTAATAATTTCTGAAGCATATCCATATCCTGCTTGATATTCCATCACATAATTTACATACGGAGTTTGATCTACACCATTAAAAGTTACGGTTTCAGATCCCGGCATAATATCCACAATAGAATTCCCGTGGATATCAGAAACTTTAAATTGTCCAGATGTAGTATTTTTTAAAGCTGAATTTGATATTGGATTCAAGAACATCAAATTTGCTATATTTCTATCTTCAGGAGGTGGGGGGGCTGTATAAACTGGATTTTGAGAATAATTAATGATATAATCTCGCGTACCATTAGGATACATATCCACATCTATACCGTTAATTTGTAAACTAAAACTGTCTTCAGGGTCTGGAACTGCTGGCAATGGAAATTGAAAAGAAGGGTTTGGAGTAGAACGAGTTAATATCAAACCACTAACTACTGTATTATCCATTAAATCAGGAGACCCAGATGGATTTAATGTTGGAGAAAATTCTAAATTTAATCCATCTATAAAAGGCGTATACGAAGAAGATGTCGTATAATCTCCACCCGTAACAGTATTATATACCCATTTCCCAGAATTATTATCATATGTAAAATTATTTTTTACATATTGATATACTTCTCTTCCTAAACGCCATCTTTTCACCGTATAAGGTTCAAAACTTGTTGTAGACCCTGTAAAAGGTTCAGTAATTATACAGGTCGTATCATTTATTACTGATTCCACAGTAAAATATTTAGGTAACGAATCGAGTTGTATTACATCAGATGAATCAAGATTTGACAACCATTCCGTAGATTGACCAACAATAATTGTGGACCCATTAGTAAACTGTGCAAGACCAATATTATAAGTATTTCCAATTGGGTCTGGTTGAATAAGATATTCTCGGTCCGTCAATAAAAGTGATGCTGTATATGGGTAAGAACTATTCGGGATTGTATTACCTGTAATAACTATACTGGAATCCGATAATATTGAAGAAACAGTAAACGTGCTATCAGCAAAAAATAAAGTATCATTTATTACTAAATCTGATACCCCATTAGGTGTATTTATAGTCAGACCAACCGTTTGATCCGAACCTGCAAATATAGTACCTGTATAATCCGTAACTTGTGCAAGATAATAATTCCCTGAAGAATCAAAAAGAGGACCCGTTGTAGAAGCATTTCCAATACCAGGTTTTGCCCCACGGACCTCAAAGAGATTTAAATTAATTGAAGAAAAATCAATTATATTATTTAATGGAGTAGACATTCTTTTTCCGTTGTATATCTTTAATATATTACAATAAAATTAATAGAATAGAATATTATACTAACTTTCCAGTACCTATCAAACCTGGAATAGGGATAGGACCTGTAGGAGGTGGCGCAAAGAAACCTATACAGGTTGCAATTATAGTTGCTGCAGATAATATATAAGTACAAATACCATACGCAACAGCACTTATAACTGGGTTCGTCTTTCCACCAACCAATAATTGTTGCCCCAAATTAAGAACTATTTGTTGCTCTAAATTAGAAGGAACAAGACCCGTTACTTTTCCAGTCCCAGTTCCAGGCCCTCCACCAACAACAGTCCCTTGAGCAATAACTGAAGACATTATAGTTTGGCAAACTCCAAACGAAATTGCATCGAAAAATTTTCTAGTGTCTCTCCCTACAACCATTGATTCCGAAGCTTTAAGTATCATCATCGAAGACATACTATTAGGAATAAGTGCTGTAACAGGCCCTGTCCAAGTCCCTGTCCCGGGCCCTAGAACTACATTGGTTGTAGTTACAATTGCTGATAAAGGTATATAAGTACATATTCCATTTGATATAGCTATAAATTCTGGCATTACTTTTGAACCAGCAAGACCCAATGAGCTTGCTTTTTGAACCATACTAAGAGCCATTGTTTGTGGGACAAAGGGCATATTATATACTCGCTGAAATTGTGGCTGATCCTTTATATGGAAGGCCAGTAATATAACACTGACAAGAGGGGATTCCAGGTAATCCAACTAGAGCCCCACCTCTAATCGGGTTTATCCCCAAATTTACTTTCGGGGCATTAAGATTTATAACAGCCGCTGAAGTTGCATTTATTTTTGTAGTACCAGTAAGATTTACAGCACCAGTTGCTGCAGTTAAAGAAACATTTCCTACACCCGTTGATACAGAATAATTTCCTGTAACAATATTAGTGGTTCTGTTGCCAGCTGTAAGGGTTTCTGTAAGATTACCAGCGGTTATTGTGGTTAATAGATTTCCTAAAACCAAAGTTTCGGATTTGTTTCCACTTGTAATCGTAAGATCTTGACCATTCAAAACTGTTTCCGAACGGGATCCAAATTTACCTTGCATCTCTTTTACTACTATTTGGGTATAAGTATCTAAACAGCTGTCGGTTTTAGTTCCATGACATTCTAGAGATACTGCCCCGTATATTTGTTCTCTTCGAAGACCTTGTACTGTACTATCTGAATTTCCTATAACATAAAACTGTTCGGATCCGTTAATAGTTTCAGATTTATTACCGTTATATATTTCTTGGCACGCATAATTTTCGGCATCTTGAGATTGGACCTCTATTTTTATTCCGGAAGATGCATTAATATCTATACTACGACTATTCTCAGTATCATTAGCATTTCCTATGTTCCACCGTACACCGCCTGTAGTAGATAAATCCCAAGATAGACCTTCTTCTGCGTCTTGCCCCCAAATTTCTTTAAGATTTCCTGTTCCTAGAATAGACATTGATCTACCAGAACCTAGTGGGTTCGCGGTAGTAGAAGCATTCATATTTAAATAAAAATGCCCTTCTTTATCAAATCCCATAAAAGAATCGTTTTCAAGGAGATGTATAGCGAAAGCGGTTCCTATTGTTCCGGGTTCGTCGACCCCATTAAATTGATCACATTCAACCATTTCAAATTGCCCATTAAAATCATCTGCATCTTGAAATAAAACTGGGCGGAGCATTTTACCATAATCATTTCTTATATCATATGACCCAACATAATTACCCATCGCAAGAGTCACTATAGGAGTCTTGTTTGTAAGAGAACTCTGACTATTAATTTCGTTAATGTCAAGGGATCCATTTACAAGATCACTTACATCTATTCTATATTCAGAATAGAACTGGGATTTTTCATCTATAGGATCTCCATGTGGAACATAATAAATATGATCTCTACCGTCTGGGAGTGATAATTCTCTTGCAAGTTGATTTGGAAGTCTGTTACCATAAGCATCAAAAATAACAACTTTGTTACGAATTATTTGTCCAGAACTTATTGACACTCCATTAGCAAAAATAAAATTATTAAGTGATGTCGATATAATAGATTGATCTGAACTGCGCATTAAAATGGTGTCGAGCAAATTATCTTTAATTTCTATATCGTGATTGACAAATATATGACCTCCCTCACTGGAAGTCATTACTACATCACCCTTTTGCATTTTTCTGAATTTATAATAAAAAATATTTTGTTCGTCTGTAGGAATGGAATCGGGCATCCGCTGTACAGCATTGAAATCCAATGCTGTTTGTAAACCCGGGGAAAGATATGCAACTGAAATAGGGGACCCCATTCCTAAAGTCCCTTGATCTACATAACCGCATATAACGTTGGCCCCTATTTCAGGCATAGCACCTATACAACCACCGGGTCCCGCATAAGCAAAATGTATTGGGATCCACCCAGGAGATCCTGATCCCGATAGCCATTCTACTTTAAATTTATATTGATCATAATCAATATCTACAATACGCCCGATCTTAAGATAAAAATATCTATTAAGTTTATTCGGGCCTTTTAGAGACGAAAGGATTTCGTGCGGTTTTTCACCTGGTGTATAGTGTCTATTATCCCAACCCGGCATTTTTTAAGCCCCCATTGTTTCAGGATAAGTTTGCGGGGTATTTACCAACGGAACTGATGAAACAGATCCACCAGAATACGAAGCCCCATTAGTTACCAATTGTGCAGCAGAGGCAGGAGAAATATTTTGAGCAAGAGAATCTAAATTTAACGGGGCTGGTATAAGTCCAGCTATGGGTCGTCTTCCAGTTGCTGCAGATTGATATGCCCCCATAATAACTCCCTCTTGTTCTGCCCCACTACTATAAGCTACAGCATTTGTAACTGTAGATGCTTGACTTGCTACAGGATTTGGTGTGTATCCTTGAGGTAAAGGCTGATTAATTTCAAATCCTTCTACACTATTAAGTTGAATATCCCTTCCATATTTAAAAGCCCCTATAACTCTATAACCGTTTTCATCTGTATATGGGACGCTATCAGATTGAAGAGTTGTCCTATCAACTGGAGCAGGGGGTCCAACTAGATTAGCCTGTAAAGGAGACGTTTTGGGAGCAGCAGATATAGGTATTAAATTATATTTACCAGTAGCTGTTGATTGTACCATCCCTGCTGCTCTACTTTGTTGTGCAATTAAAGTGCTATTATTATCTAAAGCCCCCAAAATTCTTTGTTGAGTTGTAAGAGATTCGTCTATTGTTTCTCCAGGTGGAATAGCTTCATAATTATAAACTGTCTGTGTTTGTCCATTAGGAAGTTTCGTAGTCACACCTACAGTTGAGTTAGCCATATAAATTAAATTTGGACGGATTTGCCATTGACCATCAATAATATCGTAAATCCTGGGACGTTGGCCATTTAAAGACAAAGATGTTACAAATTCTCCTCCAGCTTCAAATGTGTGGTTAATAGAAGTAGGGTAATAAAAACAATCTTTGTGTACAATATATACTGGATACCCAAGTTTTATTTCTGGTCGACCCGGAATAACTACGGTTGCATTAAAAGCTTTTACATTTATAAAGGACATTTGTCCAGCAGCAACAGTCCATTGTGTGGCCATATCATTTCCAGATAAATACCATAATGGTACACTTTTGTGTCGTTCTCCAAATCTGTTTGTTAAATCTATATCGACAAAATAAGCAATTTTATTTACCCAATCATCTTTTTGAATTGCTAAAAAAGGAGAAGAAACGATTTCTAAAGATGTTACAATTTCTTCAGAATTTATATTTGCGGCATAACTTCTTAATTCACCCGGTTCCAATCTATATGCCATTACTCCTGCAGTATTTAAATTATAAAAGGGAGGTTTAAATATAAAACATCCGTCAACATCTTGATAAAATTCGTACTGTACCAAAGTTTTTATTTGAGTGGCTATTTCTAAACGAGAAAAATATTCGGCCTGATCTAAATGTCCCATATGTTCAAATTGAAATAATATGCCCGTTCTTCCAGAATAATTTTTATCGTCAACTCCATATCCTACTAAAGTACCTATATCTGGAGTAAAAGCATTATTATTTGAAGCCCCACCAGGATTATTAGCATCAAATGTTTGCGACCCGGGAGAAATAACAGTAGAAGCAGCTTGAGATACTTGTGATGAAATTTGCGGGACAATAGAATTTCCGCTTGCCCCATACATTCTTAAATAACTCGCCAGATTTTGAAAACGTTTATTCCAATAAGATAAAATATTAAACCAAGTTGCTCTTAAATCTAAAGGGGATAAAATTTGATCAAGAGGAGTAGATTTTCCCAACCATTGAGGAGTAATAAAATTTGACATATCACAATTTTTTACAAGTGAGTATATTATTTCAAAGGCATTAGCGTATAAATATCTAGAAGGAAAAACTGTAAGACCTTGCTGATGTTCAGCTACAATATCTGATTGTGTTGATGGATGATAAGCAACTTGAATATAAGTCCACCAATGAAGCATATCTGCACACTGTAATGTAAGTTTAAAAACTCCACCCGAGAATGTTTCTTCAACATTTAATATAAATCCCCAAAATGATGGATAATAAGCAGGCTGACCATTTACAAGATATCGACCCTTAAAAAAAATTTTTACTTCCATCATAGGAACGAAATACGAATAATAAAATTGTTGAGGATTAACCGTTCCTTGTGTAATAGCTATCCAATAATTAGATTGTATATCATATAAAGGGGTAACCATTTCTATCGTTGCTGTTGAAGATCCGGGGGGATCTATAACATTTTGAACAGAGACTGCTTGCACCCCATCTTTAAAATCTACCCTCTGATTTTGCCCCGACACAGGAGCTACAACTGCAGTCCCAAAATTACCACTAATAAATACTAAAACATCCGGACCAAGTTTAATTATCCCACGATTCTTAAACTCTTGCATCGTAAATAAACCAGAATCACTGTTATAAAGTCCCATTATTGAAAACTTCCTGTATTAGGATCCCAAGTTGTAGACGGATCTATTAATATACTCATTAAACTTGCATTTCCTTCTATACTCCCATCTGTGAAACCAGAATTTACAGCAACAGAATAAGGAGCTCCCCCTGTTTTTAATGCCCATAATCTTTGCACAGTATTATTATCAGTAGGAAATTGATAAGAAGGCGAAGAAGTAGTTCCCGATACTGAAATAGGATAAACATTATCTACAAGGACAGGGCCCTGTCCCGGGCCCTGTGCCTCGGTACTTGCTGGTATAGGGACATAATGTCCACGAACTTCGCTATGAGTTCCACATAAAACTCCAGCTATAAATTCAAAGTTATAATTAAACAAATAAGGATGTTCTTCATCTTCATCAATTGTAAAATTATTAAAATGTCCTAGCATAATATTATTATCATAAGATATTTCTACACCGTGAACTGTACTTATAACTCTAGAAAGAGATGTAGTTGCAAGTGGGTCTAAAAATGTATACCCATTATTTCTATAAGCGTCTATAGTTGCCAGAAAATTCAAGAAAGATAAAGATCTATATCGAGTATAATAATCTGTTCCTTGACCAGATGTCATAAAAGCTGCTGTTTTTCCAGTAGAGCTAATAGTGTCTTGGTTAGGTCCCCATAATTGTATGACCCATCCTTTACGAGTATATTCATGTTGAAAAGAATTTACTTTACCTTGGTTCCATACCTCAGGGGCAATTAACATTGTAAATGTAATTCTTTTTAAAGATGGGGCTGATAAATCAAGACCAAAATTTGCAGAAAGATTTGTTATAGCTGAATTATTACCGGCCATAGAAATCTGCATTGGTAAAATACGACCAGATTGTTTTCTAGGATCAACCCCAGTTAAAGCTTGGTTAGGGGCAATTACATCACCGTTAGAAGATGTAATATTTTGCAGATCTTTTATATCGTTAATCTGAAATGATAAACTATTATCAGGGTGAACGGTAAGAAAATCTGAAGTCTGAGCTTGTACGACTTGGTCCATTGTCTTTTTCCTATTTATTTACCACCTTCTAGAAGCTTCTAGAAGCTCCTGCTGATGTGAAGGGGGGTGGAGGATATGGAATATATGAAGGTAATTCGGGTTGATTATTTTGGCTATCATTATTAAACCATCCAACAGGAAATTGATTACTCCCACCGTTATTAGGGGGAGGAGTTGCAGCTAATGGTGTTGGAGTCAAATTAGGGCTAGGATAAACCGGAATCGTAGTTCCATATGACGGAGTAAGAGTTTGAAGTGTGTTTGAATTAATTCCTGTAGGTACAGAAGTTGGAACCACTACAGATGCAGGCTGCGGAGCAGGAACACTATTACTATAATTATAAAGCGTTGCTTCAGATTTAAATGTTATAGTAAATTGATAACGAAAAGGGTCCGCAGCGTTTTCTGTAACATCAACAGATTCAAAAAACCCCTTATAAGCTTGTTGGCCATAAGACAACATTATATAATATCTATAAATTATTCTTCCGAAATTATCAAAATAGCATCCATTAAGACGAATTAAATCTATGAGCCTTTTAAATTGGCGGTATGAGATAGAAACTCTTCTATTAGCAACTGTTAATCCATAAGGTTCTAAAGTTTCTCCCGTTACAGGATTTACAGATGGGGTTACGAAAGCAGCTGTATTACCCTGCAAAGAAAGGGTATCGAGTTCTTCGCCCCAATGGTCTTCATGCCATGACGTCATAGTTGGGGTACGGGATATCATTTTAGAAAGGTTGCTCCCCATAGATCTAGGATTAATCATTAATTCAATTCCATAAATTATATTTCCAGGATCCAATCCAACAGCAGGAGACATTGCTTGAATTAAATTTCCTTGGGGCGGAAAATCTATTGCAACAAACACGCTTGTTAAAGGATCTATTAAAGCAATTATAACTGGAATTTTGGCATAATTAGGTCCAAAATTTTCATACCATATATTATTTTTAAGAGGCATAATATTATCTCAAATATTCTGCATATAAAACTGATCGAACTTGGTTCGCTATACGATCCCCAAGATTCTTCTCAGTAGCTGTCACATTAACCACAATATTTTTATTACTTGTGGGGGCTGGCATTTGATTCTGATTTGTAGAGCCTAAAACGGGGGCTAAACGTCTGGTTTGTGCACTATCAAATATTTGGGCTCCTCGTTTCATATTTACAAGTTCAGGGCCTTTTTCTCCTACTAATGTCATACCGCCGTGTGCAAAAGAAGTTCCGGAAGCATGTCCAGGGACTGTTGACATTTGTGGACCTCCTAATGTTAAAAAACCTGCAGCCAATCCAGTCATTAACGCAGGACCTCTTAATGGTAAAAAACCTTCAGCCAATCCAGTCATTAACGCAGGATAATATTCGAATCCCGGAAGCGGAGCAGAAAACAATTTATTTTTTTTTGCATAATCTGAAGCTATTTGTCCACCAACATTACCTCCATATTTAAATAGATCCTCAGGAGTTATTGTATCCTCGCCCGCTGCTTTGGCTCTTTGTTTTATATATTCTAACATTTTTTCTCCAGCATCTGGATCTTGAGACGCTTGAGAACCTAATAAATCTACAATATCTTCTGCATGACTATCCACACTATTAATAGCATTAATTTGATCTTGATCATTATTTAAAGCTTTAGTAGCATTAGTAGAATTAAGTATAGCATATTTTGTAGAGACATCATATTGTTTTTTCATAAGTTGACGATCTGTGGTATTTCCACCTGCTTTTAAAATTCCCTGTAATAATTGTATTTGCTCTTTATTATCTTCAGGATTTGTTTTTAAATCTGATAATGTAGAATTAAGTTTATTAGTATCTATATTACCATTTACATCTACTATACTTTTAAGAAGTGTTTTTGAGTCTTCAGCAGTATCCAATTGTTTTTGATCAGTGTCTTGCTTATCTTTAAGTTCTTTTAACATTTGAGGATAATCTGTTCGACCGGCATATCCAGCTTTATCAAGTATTTTTTGAGCTTCTTTTTGTTCAGTTGTAATCTCTTCTTTAAGATATTTATTTGCTATACGACCTATCCACTCAGAAATTTTTGCAACTTTAAAAAATACAGCCCCCTGCCACTTAGCCGCATCTTGTGCAATAGTCATCGCGTCTTGCAACGATAATGTTTGAGCAGTTACTTCCCGGTATGTTTTATCATATTGTTTTTTTTGTGTTTTAGCATCTTGGACTCCTGTCTTAAGAGTACTATGATTTACCGCTAACCCCTCTTCATCTGTATTTATTAATTTATCTAAAACATCATATAACTGATCAGAATTCATATTTCCATCTTTTAACCCAAGTTTAAATTGAGATAAAAGTTTTTTATTTACTACTAATCCTTTTATTAAATTTTTGGCTTGAATTGAACTTATATGTAATTCCTTAGAAAAAAATTTACCTTCTTCTTCCAAATTCTTTTGACCTTCTTCTCCTGTCCACACCATTTTTTCTATACGATTGTTTATTTCATCTAAAATTTTTGTTGATTCCTCAGGTCCCCCTGCTTTAATATTTTTTAAAGCATCTTTTAATCCGTCTTCTATACCATATAATGCTTGTTTTGTTGTTTCTATTACATAACGTATTGTTTCTTCTGAAATATTTGCACCGCCTGGCATTGCGTGTATACCTTGAACAGCTGTTATAAGATCTTGTCCTGATTTAGCTAATATACCAGTTCCTTTAGCTTGTTTATCCATACCACTAATAATTTGAGACAAAACATCTAAGGTTTTATCACTATACATAGGCAAGTCTTGAGCCAAGGCAAGATCACTTGTCCCGGTATTTTTTATACGATCTAATTTTTGATTTGCTGCAGAAAATTTATTATTAAGATCTTCTAATAATTTAGTAGTTTCTGGATTTTCTTCTCCTGTTTCATTGAATTCTTGGGTTTGTTTAGCTTTAGCGAGATTTATTTGTTTTTGTATATCACCAACATCAGACTGTAATCCTTTTGCTATTTCTTTTCCAATTTCTGGCCACTTAACTCCATATTGTTTTCCTAATTGTACAACACCAAGTCTCTCTGTGTCCGTCATTTTATTAAAAAAATTCTGTATTTCCTCAGTAGCTTTAGCTGCCGCATCAGCGCTCATTAATCCGGAAGAAGAAAATTTACTCATTAAAGTAGAAGTTGAGGATAAAAATTTTCCATAAAAAGCAAGAGAATTTGAAGCGTTCAATACAGAATTCCAAAATTTGTCAGTTGATAATCCACTTTTTTCTGCATCAAATGCAACTTGTACAAAAGCAGAATCTATCTCTTTTAAGTCCATTCTATAATCAAGCATCATTTTAGATTGATACTGAGCCATATTAACCATATCCCCACCAAATATTTTATTTGCTTTTGCAGCAACATGTACAACATCTCGATAACTTTGAAACTCTGTATTCAACGAAGATACGCTGACTCCCATTGAATTCATACCTTCCAAAAATCCATAAACTTCTTTAGAAGTCAACCCATCCCTCAAATTATCAAAAACACTCGTAATAGCGGTATTAAAATCTTTAAACTGTTTATTAACATCTGTTGTTAAAGAAGGTCCTCTAATATATGCAAAAGATTTATTAAGTTTCTTAACATACCCGTCTAATGAGTTTACAACTTCAAAAACGGCTTTAAAACCCATTAAAACAAGTCCGGGCCACCCAGCTAATGCTTCTGCTACACCTCCTACAGCTTCTCCCATCATAATAGTCATTTTACCAGCCGCTGTCATCGCGCCTGCTAAATCTTTAGAGTCTCTACCAACTTCTTTCATTTTTTCTGCATAGTTACCCCAAGCTTTAGCTTGCCCAGCAATATTTTTTGCTGGAGACTTCCACATATCTTTTAAAATTCCAAAACCTTGTAAAACATTTGTAGTTTTAGCTGCGGCACCAGTATATTTTTTTAAAGCTTCTGTATCTTTATACCAAGCTTCGGCATCTGCTTCTCGTTTTTTTCTTTCTTTATCAGAAACTGCATTATTTTCTTCAGTTATCTTTGTTCCCTTAGCCATTTCTGCATAAAGAGAATGAATATTTTCTTTTAAATCTTTAAGAGTATCATTCAAAGTTTGATTGGTCTTATTAAGATCATTAAGTCCTCTCAATTGATCTTCAATATTTTTAGACTTAATTGGCATTATGCTCTACCTCTAGCTGTTAAAATACGAGGATTTGTTTTCTTAAAAAACCGTGCGCTTCCCATTTCGTTACCAGTAGTTGATGGAACAAGTTTCTTTTTTTTAGATTCTATCATTTTAGAAACTTCTTCAGTAGTCATAGCACGTTGGCTACCTTCAATAAGAGGAGTATATCCACGCTCAATTCGTATACGTTTAATTCTCTCTTCAGCTTCTCGTCGCTTTTGTTCAGCACTATCTTTAACTTGTTTTAAATGAGCTTCTATTAATAAATCATGTCTGTCTTTTTGACCTTTCATTTGTCTATCCAATTCCGCTACTAGTTCTTCCGCTGTATCTGTCCGTGCCGCCCATCCTTTAGAAGACCACTCTTTTGAATCCATATACCCTATATCTGCAAGATGTGCTCTACGATCTTCCAACCCGTGTACAGCCCCACTATGTTGATTACGAATTTGACGAGCTCCTTTGGGATTAGAAGCAGATGTTATTAACAATGCCATCGAAAAATCAGTATCATATTTTTCTTCGTTATCTAAGCTTTTATTAATAAGTATCCAACTTTCTTGACAGGAATTTGTACCTATATTTTCTGTTCCAGGAATTCCAGTAAATTCAGGATTGGTTAATAACGTCTCAGATGCTATTTTCCAAATAGATCTGGACCTGTCTGTATAACTGAATCCTTCTAAATATTTACTTGCTTCTAGTGTTCTTGCATCTTCAGTATTTAATAAATCAATCATTTTTCTTAAAATATATTGGGGTAATGAAGAAAATAAAGTAAAGAGTTCATCTATATGTTTATCCCGGTCGATTAAAACATTTTGATTACTGATTATAAGAAGACTAAAAACTAAAAAATAAATATTAAATCTAAATTGATAATCATAAGAATTAGTATTTCCTGCATAAATTTTCATTAATTCAAATTCTTTATCATTTATGGTTTTGAAAATTATATGATTAGAATCGAAATAAAAATCCGATACAATAAAGCCTTTAAAAATTATTTCGGCTAAAGTATTATATGCTTCATTTTTTGTCATTATTTTGGCAAAATCCTTGGTGTAGATAATGCAGCTTTTTGTCCCTCAGATAAAGGAATTGATCCGCTAGCAAAATTTCCTGTGTTTTGGTTTGTTATAGGTTGCTGTCCTAAATTTTGTTGGGCTCGTTCAACTTCTTCTGTAGCTTGTTTACTTAATTTTTCCGTTGCAGTCATTTCAGGACCTACGTCGGAGACCTTTGAATACCCTTCAGGAACATCTGCGGATTTCTTTTTATATTCAGCTGGTTGTCTTACCATAAACTTTTCAAATTTTATAGAATCTCGAACCCGCTCTTCAGCTTCATTTTGCATATCATTAAATCCTTCAAACAATCTATCTCTTAAGACTGCTGGCCATTGCTCAATTTGATTTCTAAAATAAATATATTTAGAAACTTTTTGCCCATCTTCGGTTTCATATTGTATTGTATCATCCCGCAAATCAATATCATTAATTTGTTTTATTCCATATGCGAGCGTAATTTTTTTAAATTCTGGAAAAAATTGCGGTTGATCAGCAAAATCCTTGCAAGCTTCAAGAGCTTTAATTTCTTCACCTGATGTCAAAGGCTCCAAATAAAACGTAAAATCGAGATCTTTAAATTCAATTTTTTTGACAACAGTAAACTTCTTTTTTAAGGAGCTAAAAACAGAAAAAAGATTCATAAATATACCTCTTATTTAGATTGTGAAATAACTTTAACAGAATGGGATTTTCAAATTCGGTAGGGATTTAAATTTCATTTTATTTATACAAACTATTTTTGTTATTTAAATTTTATATTATTTAAGAATCCCAAAATTTTAAAAAGGGGCTTATCCGCCCCTTTAAATTACTTAGTTTGTTTCAATCCACGCGCCCATATGGGACGCGACAGTGAAATATACTCATAAACATCCCCGTTTACACGGGAAAAAATTACGCTGGATTATTCAATGAAATCGATCCAGGAAGAGCTGGAGAAACAGATGTTATTCCACTCGCTGAAGTTAATCTCATCGAAATTGCATCCAGATTAAATGTGTCCAAAGTCTCTGATAACGGGTTATAAGCTGCTTCGAAAGATTCGCTAAGAATATCAGAAACGTTAATAGTTACTGTTTCTTGTACAAGAGCCGTATCAGAAGCATAAGAAACTGAATAGTCCGACATCCAGCATGCTTCATAATATGTAATCAAAGCAATAAGACCTTCACCTGCTCCCGGAGTTCCACCTGTTGATGTACCAGTATCCACACCAGGCTCTAATGGAGTATCTACGTTATTTGCATTAATTGTAGGTCCATAATCGTTATAAGTTAATTGACTAAAAACAAGCTCTTGACGAATATCAAAAGGCCATCGATGATGTCTAAGAGATCTTACGATACCGTCAACCCCAGATTTATATCCAAAAACTTGGTAAAGATTAGAAATATATAATGCACTTCGTGTAATAGAAATCGTCATAGGATCCGTTACACCAGGTACTAGTTCTGCAATGTGATCACCAAAACCGATACCACGAATTGGTTCCACTGTTCGTGCTTCTGATGGATCAAAAGTAGAAACAACACCTATTTGTGTAGCCCCTCCTGAATCAGAAGCATTATATGCATAGATTCGATTTTTTGAACTTATGACGGACAAAGTGTTAGGAGTAACACCGCGTCTAAATATGTAACTGTCTTTATCGGTAGGCATCTCAAATGCTCCTTATTTAAATGTTTACTAAATTTATAACTACTCAAAACTGAACATTAAAATAACTGTTCAAGTCTTGTTTTCTCTTCAACAGAAAGAGCTCCAACATCTTCATCCATAATCAAACCTGCATCCATTTCTATCCCACCAAAATTGTATGAGGCTAGAACGTCTGTATTCACTACAGACATATCCGCTTTTTTGGATTCGTCTTTCTTTGAATCTTCTTTCTCTTTTTTAGACTCTTCTTTCTTGGCTTCTACTTTAATTTCAGAAACTGGCTTCACTTCTGGTGTCACAACAGTTTCAATAGTTGCTTTTTTAGCAGCCTGTGGAATCTCTTTTTTCTTTTCGTCTTCTTTTGGAGCCGGTGTTTCTTCTTTATCCGCCTCTTCATCTTTATCATCATCAGGTTCTGAATTAGTTTCAGGTTCTGGCATCGGAGATTGTGCTGCGTAGTCTCCACCATTAGCATCAATTTCTACATCTGCAACAAGAGTATGCATAACGGCTGTAGAAGCTTCAACTGGCCAAAAATCTATATCAATAGTAGCTTTCTTTACTTTAGCCTTACACTTTACACAATAACCCGTCTTTTCTAGAACATTTGTTCCACATTTGGGGCATTTAAAGGTGGCAGCTTTGGCTTCTACTGAAGCTTCGCAGCTGCAAGCCTCTTCGCTCATCCCGCAACCCTTGCACTTTTTATCAGAAGCTTCTTTATCGTCCTTTTTGCATTCGCAAGGATCCTTGCCACAATCTTTACAAACTTTTCCAGCTTCGATTGTTGTTTCAGAGGCAATTTGAGAAAGTCTTTGTTTCAAAACTTCTTCATCCATCTTTGCTACAGCAGTAGCCATAGTTCTTAATTCTACTGCAATAACATCATCTTCTTTAAAATTTTTAGAAAGAATGTCTAAACTTGCAATTATTGATTTCCGGTCCATTTTTAAAGCCCCCTGTTTCGGTAACGGTAATGGGCAGTTTCTTCCGGGATAAGTATCCGAATTATGCCGCTCATCTCTATATGTTTTATAAGCATTTTCTTTTGCTTTTTCGAAAAACGAATTATCTAAATGTTCATTAGGCCCAAAATAAACCCTTTTTGTTATTTCTACTTTAGTAGGGTCTATTAAGAATTCTAAAATGTTATTAGCTAATATTTTTTTTACAGTATCTTCCATAATATTTTACCTATTTAAATAGTGGATACTAAACTAAAAGTAACTACAATCCACCGTAATGGAAATACAGGGCTATAAGTAGCTGTAACATTAACAGTCGTAGGCTCGTCAGGATCCGGGACTGCAGTAACACTCGCAAAAGCTGCAATTATATTAGCTTTCTGAAGAGCACTAAAGAACGATTTTACTTTAACTTCTATATCACCAGTTCTGGAATTTAAAAACTTCCCACCAATAAACTGATTAAGTGTGAGTCGTACCCCTTGCTGTACATAATCTTTGATACGGATAACTGAAGGGATTTGAGTAAGAACCGATGTAAGATCAGTCGTTAAATCCATTTTAATTATAATCCCTGCGCTTTCATTATCAAGTAATGTAATACCAGCATTTGCAACTTGTGCTTGTGTTACTGCATCCAAATTGCGATATAGACTAATAAATCCAGAAATCTGTTTCCGTTCAAGAGGTTCAGCAACATCATATGCAGCAGCAGTATCAATACCAGCAACTGCAGCAGCTACTAACGAGCCATCCACCAAGAATGAGGTCGTATTACCAGCCGAATCTGTAATACTCATTAAAGCTCCGTCAGGATAAATTGCTATCATTCGTTCGGAATTCATTGATTGAGCAATTACGATAGCTGAAGAAGGAGATGTATTTAACGGAAACCCAAAATACGACATACGTTCATTAGCATATCGAATTGAAGATTGCTGAGAATTAGTAGTACGTAAATAGTTTATAACATTGATAGAAGTTGTAACCGGCTGTATTAAAGCTCCTCGTAATCCACCCGGAAGCGGAGTATTAAACAAATCAATAGCAGACATATAAAGACTGTCTGGGGCATCAGTTTGTCCTGAAGGAACTTGAATTTGGCAAAGAATAATTCCGCCCGTTCCATTAAGAAACGCAAGATGAGCAGCCAAGGATAATTTATTCGAAGCGCTTAATGGACCCGAATAATTAAGAGCATCTTTTTCAGTTGTAACATAAACTGGTGTAGCAATTCCATTATCATTAAATTGAGTCCCTTGCAAAAAAGATATATAATAAAAATCTCCTACTGCGGGCTCATTTCCACTCTTTACATAGGTATTTATTATACCAGTATCCCCCGCATAATTAGTAAGGGACGAAACTACAAATTTAATACCGGGAATCCCATATTGATTGGAACTCGAAGCAGTAAAAGTAGAAGTAACAAGATATTTAAATATCATACCAGCACTGTATAACGATGTACTTGGATTTACAGAACCTAATGTAATTCTAAAACCTGTTACTGGATCAATATAAGTCTGATTAACATATCCAGTAGCATCTGCAACTATCGAACCTGTACCACCAGCAACATTGGATGAAACCACATATTGGGTAGAATCAATAAAAGTAGTTGTTATAACTTCATTATTTATTCCTGTTGCAGGGGGAACAACTGCACAAGTCACATTTCCAAGAGATAAATTTGACGCCCCATTTTGTGGGTAGTACGGTAAATTCGATATAGATGAAGAATCGAACAATACTGTAAAAGCTGAAGAATCTTCAGAATTCACAACTGAAAATGTAGATCCATCGGTTACTAAATTAGAAAGAGTCCACACATTATCAGTCATGAAATTCTCATATTGGGTTACATAAACATGATTCCCTTGTGCTGGAGCATTTTGTAAAACTATTGTATCAGTTGCGGAAGTAAGTGTAGCAATCGGAACCGGACCAGCTGAAACAGCAGCAAAAGGATTAGCCCCAACATATGCTGATACTGTACTAGTATTATCAGTGGATATTCCTTGTCCACTACCTGAAACTGGGGTACCAGCTAAAACGAAAGTCTTATTTGTCCCATCATTAGTTCCATCTACAGCTCCATTAATAGGAGATGCAACTTGGGCAAAAATTCTAGTATCTACATCTAAGGCAGTTGTAATTTCAGCTGCTAAAGAAGTAAAATCGCTTGTAATAATTCCTGGAAGAATAGCATTACTATTTCCCCAAGTAATAATATTAAAAGTACTTTGAGCATTAGTATTATCTATAATTGAAACGCCAGTTTCAAGCTCATAATCTTTATCACGAATAAAATCTGTTGAAGTTGAATTCAAACCAACATTAGTTATAGAAAGGACATTTGGAGGAAGAATATCATAAGTATATTGATAAGAATTACCATAATAAGTGATAAGAACTGTGGCATTTGATAACGGGGCAGTTGGAAGAACAACTATACTCTCTGCTCCATTTACAGATGTAGGAACTACACCCACACCATTTACTGTAACAGTTACATTTGCTGGGTTGGTGGAAACTATTCCCCCATTTTCACCAGTTACAATAGGTCCATTTCCAACTTGAAAGGATAAATTAGTGCCATTAGCTTGTGCACTTACATTTTCATTTGTATAAAGAGTATCAGTCCGTTTAAAATAATAACTTACTGTTACTGTGTCTCCTGTTTGTGGGGGATTTACAAGATAAATTTGTCCCGCCGACCCGTCAATAGAGGCTACAGGTACTGATATTCCATTATCATAAACAGTAACATCGGAAGGATCAGTAGTTGTAATCCCCGCCCCAGATCCAGTTACTATTGGATAAAAAGTCACATTTATTGTACGATTATTACCATTAGGATTATTGGCAATAGAAAATTGATATGAAACATCTTCTTTGGTAATTGGGTTATCAGCCATCGCACTTGATCCACGAATTACTTCATATGCGGATACAGGAGTAGACGAAGACCCAATACCAATAAAAACAGGAATACGAGCACCAGGAGTAACAATTCCTGTTGGAGCGGAATCGAATGTTTGGGTATATACACCCGGAAAAACGAACCCGGAAGGAAAAGGACCAATGTTTGCCATTTTAAAGCCTCCGTTATTTCTTCTTTTTCTTACAGTTTAAAAGTTCAATTTTTTAGTTTGATCCGATCCTATTTTCTATACATATTATTTATTATCTATTTTCGGAGATTTAGAAAGCCCCTCTTTTATCAAACTGTGGGATCCCTTTCTCAATTCTTTCTTTCCTGTGCTGTTGTAAAGCCCCAACATAATCTTTACGCTTTTCTTTTTCAGATTGATCCCCTAAACCCATAACCGGGGTATAAGACCCTTCTTTAGTTTTAGGAATATTAGTCAAAACTTCAAGCTTATTATTACCACGTCGTTTAGATTGCAAATCACTATATCGTTCCCATCTTTTATTAGCTTCACGACCTATATTCATATCAGCGGATTCATTCGTACTCCCACCCGCAATTACCGTCGCACAAGAACTCACTATTTTTTGTGCCTGAGATCCACAATCTATACACGATGTAGTTGCTCCGGCTTCTTTATATGTTTTTAATTCTTCAAAGACAAAACCACAATGATCACACTTGTATTCATAGAGTGGCATATTATATTATCTCCTATAATGAAAATTTCCAACTGTTTTTAAACAAATTATTAAAAGATTATTTTCTTACTATTCTATAAATATATACACACACACTCGTTCATTTTAAATTGAAAATTTTATTAGGAGATTATAGTGATATAAAAACAAAAATATCTTTATTTTTTCGTGACAAGATTATATAATATATAGAGGATTAAACATAGGAAAATTTTGTGATAATCCTTGTGATCTAAAAAAAGAAACTGATCTAAAAACTGAACAATTAAAAGCTGAAAAAGAATTAAATGATTTCCTTAATGAAATAGTCCCCCAATGAAGATAAAACAAATGAATTTTAAAAAAGGAGATTTGATCATTTATTCAGAGTTTTATACAGAAATTTTAGAAGGTACTAAAAATAGCAAGTGATCAAGAAAAAAATAATTTTATAGGAACTTTTCAAGTTTATAATCTAGCGAACGGAGCGACAAAAATTCCTATTAATATTAAGGACCTAATCTTGTACACGCATTGGGGTGTACATAGCCAACGATTCTGGGATCTTTTAAAAATGGAAGTGAATAAAACGGATGTTAAAAAAGGGGATTTGATCATTTATTCAGCGTTTTATACAGAAATTTTAGAATGTTATAAAATTTATGAAAATAAAAAAGTTAAAGTACAAAAAATAGCGAGTGATCAAGAAAAAAATAAATATATAGGAACTTTTCAAGTTTATAATCTTTCTTCTCCAGATCCTTCTAAAGCGGGAATTCCTGTTACGATAATTCCTATTAACACCAAGGATCTAATCTTGTACACGCATTGGGGTGTACATAGCCAACGATTCTGGGATCTTTTAAAAAATGGGGATAAATAAAATGGATGTTAAAAAAGGGGATCTTATATTTTATTTTTTTCGCTATTATGAAATTGTAGAATGTCAAGAATCTGTGAAGGAAGGAAAATCCGGAGATGTAGTGAACATAGCCATTAAGAATATTGAAGATAAATATTTTTTCGAAAAAAATTGTTCTTATTCGTTTCCAAAAACGGATCCTTGGGACAGCGAGCCTCGTCCAACTATTTTTCGTATCAATTCAAAAGACTTGATCCTGTACACACATTGGAAACTGCTCAGCCCCAGATTCTGGGAACTTTTAGAAAACAACTAAATCTTAGAATATCCCACAATTGGTATTTTCATAACGGGACGTATATCAGGAACCGCTCGAATATGTAAACCAAAATATTTAACTGTAAAATTATAAGGTATAAATCTCTGCCATTCTGTCATTACAGAAATATCAACTGATTGTTCGTAATACATTGTCCCTGATAAATCATCAAAAGATTCTTCAGATTCACCTGTAGGTTCTACACTATTTAATGTAATACCCTCAAATTCCAACTGATTTTTCCTCACACCCCATAACCAATTTACAATTTGATCAGTCATTTCTTCAAGCTGTACCGTGTCCTTGGAAATCACGGACAGGGACAGGGCCATGTCCCAGTGCCCGCCGTATATGTCAGCCTGCTTTTCTCTCGTAGGTGTTATAAAGACCAATTGCTGGTCTCCAGCCCGGGCCCTGCGTCCTATACTGAGCACAACCCCGGGAATAGCCGTATGATTCTCCTGATAAGGTTTAAATGGATATGAAGATGTAGGTGGTAATGAAGTGGCATAATCCGCCACGATCTGTAGACCAGGTTCTAATGGATTCAAAAATGTAAGAGTACCTGTCGGGTAATCCATAGAATAATCTATACCCCGTTTCAATAAATAAGAATATCCCCCCTTATACAAAGATTTTACAAATATTTGTTCGGATCCTGGAGGTTCATACCCACTGTATCCGCTATAACTTGAATAACCCGAAAAACTATTATTTACACCGCCATATTTTATAGTTACAGGAACTGAGACCCACCCATACCCATAATTATTAGAAAAGAAAACACCCGTATCTGTACCTGCAAAAACATTACCATTTGAAATATTTATAGTCAAACATTGAATATTTGTATTAGTAAGACCAGAATTTATAGCAGTCCATACTCCACCCGATAAAATATAAGCTCCGGTCGGAGTTCCTGCTAATATAACCCCATTCCCAGAAACAAGACATTGTACATCTGCATCAACAAGACCAGTACTATAAGAATTCCAAGTTGTTCCATCCGTAGAAAGAAATATACCGGTTGAAGTCCCCACATAAAGACAAGGATAAGGCCCTGTCCCGGGCATTGCAGTAATACAGGAAATATTAAGGTTTGTAAGACCTGTATTCATAGAAGACCAATTTGTTCCTGCATTAGAAGAAACCTGTACACCAGACCCCTCAGTTCCGGCATATAAATTACCATTTAAAGTTGCAAGACAAGTAAAAGCTATCATATCTTCAGATCCAAGACTTGTTACAGTACTCTGTGTAGTAAAAGTCCCGCCATTAAACCACGCAGAGCGACCATTAGAAGCAACTACATAAACGTTTCCTGTAGAACTATCTGTAGCTATAGCAGGGACTTCTAAATTTGAAAAAAAATCAGAAGCTATCCACTGTATTCCATTACCTATAGAAAGTCCAGTAGTAGTACCGGCAAATAAAAAAGTTTCCGCAAGTTGAGATGTAGTTGAAATTTGAGGCCCTGTACAGGATAAGGTAAGAATTTCAGAAGGTAAAGGATTAGAAAAACCAAAAGTCCACGTTGTGCCAGAAGAAGTAGAATAATAAATATCATTGGTTGTACCAGCAATAACAGTGTTTTGACCAGATAAAATAAATGGACTTACAGCTAAAGCTTGAACATCTATATTTATATCCACTGTAATTGGAGTAGAAGGATAAGGTCCTGAATAACCGGAGAAACTTGGATAGGGCCCTGTCCAAGGCCCTGTGGGACCTATAGGAACGTGATCAAACACTACTGTCGTTTCAAGACCTGTAGTTTTATTTACTAAGACTTCATTTGTAATAAAAAGAGTGGGGTTGATAATAAATGAATTATCATTATTAAAAATAACATTATAGACACCCGGATGGGACATTTGACTTTGCCAATATGTTACCGTTAAAGTATCCCCAGAAGACAAAGCTATAGGTAATACAATAAATTGTTTATATCCATCAACGAATTCTGCCTCTATATGATGACCATTAACTTTTATCTGTACTTCTGACGGGGCCCGGGCCAAGGTCAGGTCCATTTTACCACGACAAAATTGATATGTAGTATTAAATTTTCTTTGAGGAACAGATGTTATTTGAGAGGTTAAATTATCACAAAATTCTACAGCCAAATAATCTTGGTTTTCGCGGACCCATTCGATACCTAATCCCGGATAATTTTCAAACTTGGCGAGACGAACATAGGAATGCTGTACATTCAGGAAATTAGAAGCAGACATCCGGATTTGAGACGCACTTGAATTAGAGAGTATAATGCCATACTGTGGACGTTGCTCGTATGGAAACTTATTATAAATAAGAGTTTTTTCAGAGAATCTTGGATGATTTAGAAAAGCTGACTCTACTTCATCCAAGATTCGATGTTTAACGCCATATAAAAGATTATTATACAAAAAACCGTTCCTTTAAACTTGGACAATTCCAAGATGTTGAGGTTTGCAACAGGCACCGTAGGGCCGTTCTGAAAAACTTATAGAATCTTTGCAAGACTCAAGTTTCCTTCCTGCTTCACTGAAACAGCCTTTTCAATCATACAGACTTGAACAGGTCTTACACTTTCTCCACAGGCTTTAATTCCCGACAAACTATCGGTATGTTTAAGTTTAATTAATCCATACTTCTCTAAGTTAATAGATGCATTTAAGTCTCTATCTATGACATTTCCACAATCGCATATATAAATCCTATCTTCAAGAGTTAAATCTTCCTTTAAACAACCACAAACAGAACACATCTTACTTGAAGGGAAGAATCTATCTACTTCGATTACTAAACCACCAAACCAAGCAGTCTTATAGGTAAGTTGCCTTTTAATTTCACTAAAAGAAGCATCACCTATAGCACCTGCAAGTTTATGGTTCTTCATCATACCAGAAACATTCAAATCTTCTAAGACTATATATCTTGGTTTGGTTTTCACCAAAATACTTGTCATCTTATGAAGAGCATCTATTCTTTGATTACTTATTCTTTTATATATCTTTTGTACTTTTAACTTAGCTTTATTTCTGTTGTTACTTGACCTTTTAGTTTCTTTATTAAACTTCTTACGTGCTAAATTCTTTTGTGCACGAGCTAACTTTTTCTTTGATTTTTTTAGATACTTATTATTTTCAAATGTTTCTCCATTAGAACAAGTAGCTAAAGTCTTTATACCTACATCTACACCCAAAACGGATTCTATCTGATTAGAAGGTTCTGGTATATCTTGTTCAACCTGAACAGATATAAACCATTTATCAGCATCTTTAGATACTGTCATAGAGTTTATTTTAACGTCTTTAGTTGGGATGTAACCTTTTTCTTTAAGTCTAACATAACCGACTTTAGGAATATTAATTGTTTCATTGGTTACATAAAATCCAAATGAAATAGAAAATGACTGCTTGGATTTATGTTTACTTTTAAATTTAGGAAAACCAACTTTTTGACCTTTTTTGATTCCTCGATAGAAGTTTTTGAAGGCAGTATCTAAGTCTCTAAGAGCTTCTTGAGGAGCCATTTTTGAAACTTCATACATCCAAGGGAACTCTGTTTTCTTTTTACTACATAAAATTTTATGTTGATCTATAGCGGTTAAGGATTTCTTTTCAGATTTATAAAGTTCTATACGTTCATTCAATCCCCAATTATAAGCAAAACGAGCTACACCAACACTCTTTTCTAAAAGAGTGCGTTGTTTATTATTAGGACTCAGTTCTACTTTATAAGCTCTATTTATCTTCATTTTCTTTATTCTTCTTAGTCATAAAAAATGCAAAAATTCGCTAAATTTCTTCAACTTTCTATAAATTATTTATATCTGTTAGATTCCCAAATTCTTCAATCTCTCAACCACAATCAAGCCCGGATCAAGAGCCATTATTTCCTTTACAGATTCATTTATGTACTGCTTTATCGCCCTACGGGCCCGTTTTTGCCCATTTGAGCCGTGCTTGCACCTCTTTACACGTTCAATCATCTGTTTTATTTCTGTACCAATCTGTATTCCATTATTCAAAGAGGCTAAGGCGTTTATTCCGGTGTCTATTCCTATACAGTTTACAAAAGGTTTCTTTGCGCCGGTTTCAATCTCGAAAACAAACTGAACATACCGGTCGGTTATGATATAACTGTTCAGCCTCTTGCCCAAAAATGCAAGCTTATTGTAGTGCTTGTGGTACTTCACCGGCAAGTCAAGTATGTGCTTGTTTCCGACTGAGGCAATATGAAGCCACGCATCGAACTCTGTTGCTTCTTCAGAATTGTTCAATCCAGCAATGGTGCATGAAACATACATTCTCTTGCCTTTGTGAACTGGCATGGACACCTTATTCGGTTTATTTTTCCATCGTTCTTTTATGGACCGGATCATATCTATAGCTTCACGGGCAGCAACCTTTCTGAGCCGGGCAGAGAGCCAAGTGTCTTGAGGCAAATCAACTATATTTTTTAGTAACTTTGCTTTATCGGGACATCCATTCTTCCAGAAATGTTCAATGAACACATTACAGACCTTACCATACTCATCAAGAATGACTCTGAGTTCTTCAAGTTTAGACTGCGTAGAAAACTTTAGGCTGCATTTGGTTGATCGGATCAATTTCATTTTATTAAATTCTTTTTCTTTTTACGATTTTCTGCACTTCTTTTACCATAAATTAATATATAATTAAATGTATAATTTTTTCCAGAAATGTTCAAGTTTCTATGTAGCTATCTCAAACCCCTGACCAGAAACACCACCGCATAACGCGGGGAAGACTTTGTTTATTCCGTATAATTAAGAGCGGCCACTAACAAACCTTGAGCTACGCTTGATAAAAGGTCATTCGCCATCCTAATCTCGGATATTGGAATTGTAAAGGTATCCTTTACATTTTTAAATCCCTCTTCAAATAATTCTTTAAAACCTTTTGGTAAAGCCGTTCCCCCACTTAAAATTAGAGGTATGGACTCCGGAAGTTCGAACCCGCTACCGGTTTTCACGAACCTGTTTTTAATAGCATCAAGAGTCTTCAATATCAAACTCTTGTAATAAATAATAAGAGCTTCTCGTTCTCTGAAAGTTTTGGGGTCTCCATCAGAGGCGTCCAATAAATTCAGATGTTTTTCTTTAATGGCTTGTATTCGAGCCATTGTGGATCCGGTAGCTTTGGCTGCCATATCATCGATGTAATCTCCAGAAGTTGAGAGACTGAAGGTCATACCGACTATCGTATTGTAAAGCAACGCAACATTCACGGCTCCCGCTCCAAAAGAAAGCGCTAATGCTGAAAACTGTTCTTTAGCACAATTTGAATAAACTATTGCAGCAGACTCATTCATAGCAACGGCTTTATAACCTAAACTTGAAAGAATTTTCCCGCACATCGCTGCGTGATAAACAACATCTATGTTTCTATCAATGGGATTACCTGGGATAGAGTAGTAACAAATTTCGCCGGGAGTAGAAGCTTTTCCTAAAATAGACTCGAGCAAAACAAGCAACACCTTTTCAGCTTCGAGTTCCCCTGGAGCAAGCACTCCTTTTGATAATGGACGACGACACTCCCGTTTAAATATATTAGCCATTGTTACAGCAGAATCACCAATAATGTATAATTTTTCTCCCGCTTCAATATAATTAATTTTACCGTTCTTTAACATATTTTTTACGGACGGGTCATTATTTTCCATATCAAAAAAAGCATCTCGAATGGATTTTGTTTTAATTTCCCCATTATCAGCTTGCTGCGCCGCCACCAAAAAGCATGTCCCGATATCCACTGATTTAGCCATTTGTAAAGCTCCCTGTTTGATTTTATTTATAAGCTCTTTTTAAATTACCTTTCTTTGTATATATGCCTGTGGAAATAAGAAATTCCTTTGCACTTTTAATGGTTAATGCCTTTTTATTTCCAAAATCTCTTATAGCTTGAATAGTAGCATTCAATTCTTTTTTTGTCATCCACGCAGTAGTATTCATTAGTATTCTCCTTCACCACTTTTTGAGCTACATCTTATATTATATACTTAAAATAATAAAAAATAAACTATTTTTTCATTTGCTTTAAAGCCTCTAGATTTTTGGATACATTATCTGAAGAAGACTTTTCTTCGATAATTATATTGCTTTTAAAATCTTTAGCTACTACAGTTGGAACATAAACCGGAGTGGAAGGCTTAGATAATGATTCTTTTTTTTCTGAAGATTCTACAGTCCCTGTAACTTTTCTTTTATCCAGTTCCTTTCCTACCGCTGTGTGCACTGCATCTAAAACGGTTTGCCCTAAATTTTTAAGAACTTCAGATTCTTGCAAAGCCGAATGTAATGCTGTATGAACCGCCAAAGTTATATCTGTGGAACTTGGAACAGGGACTTGGTCGCGAGCGGAGCTCGCAGGGACAGGTCCCTGTTTAGACCCTACTTCCGAAGCACTTAGCCCCCCTATAGGCCATTGTAGCCTTTCTTCTACAGCTCCATTTGAGATATTAGGATCCGATCCCATTTTAATTAAATTTCCTGCTTTAATCTGTTTTTGTAGGTCCTTAGAACTTGCATATTCTTGGTCGGTAAAACGTTTCTTTTGATGATAATAAACTATATCATTCAAGTCGTGTAAAATTATACGTTCAATTGAATTACCAAGAACAGTAATCATTCGAAACTATACCTTTGACATAGCAGTTGATTGTTTTGTCCCGAATTTTTTCGAGGACCTCTATATAACTTTTTATTAAAAGATTATAGACCATATACAAAAAAGGTCCATAGAATTACTAATTCTATGGACCTTTTTATTAAATATAAATATATAAATTTTTAATTTTTTATATATCTGTCGAGAGAGTCATAATTGATTGCGGCTTTTTTATTTGCAATTGGTGGCTCTTCTTTTTCATCGACATCTTTCTTAGGTTCTGTTTCTTCTGGTTCAGCATCTTTTACTGGATCATCACCGGCAGATTTTCCTTCAAAATAATAGTCTTTGGAAGCTTCTGTTTCTGTATACGACAACCTTCCATCACAACCAGGAGCCGGGCACGATACCATATCATTAACTGTAATAGGATCAACTACTACTTCTGCATCTATTTCAGACGCGGACTTGGCTCGGACTTCATTAATCTTTGCAAGTGTACTGGTATGGCCACAACGATCACAAACAAATTTTGTTACTTCTGCAGCTTGCTTTTCAATGGTTTCAGAAATTGCAAGAAGCTCTTCAGCAATTTTCTCATGAGACATAATTTTCCTCCTAATAAAGTTCGATATCTATAAATAAGATATTAGTGATTATAGCTATAATATTAAAAGATTATTTTTAAAAATTTATACATAAGATACCGTATTGATGTTCTAAAATATTAAAAATCTTTTTAAACAAATTAGACAAATTAATAGAATTCTCCTATATTATTTAAAATCAAAAAGTTATGTTCTCAAAATTTACTGTTTTTCCTTTAATTAAATTAGGTAAAGGTACAAATGGTTTTACAGGAATCACTGGTGACGCGGGAGATTGTAAAGGTTCTCTAAAAGCGTCTGTGGAAGCAGGGACCTGGCCTTGGCCCCCTTCTATCAGGATAGAATACCGAATATCGGTATCATCAAGATGTGAGATAGTAAAAGATTGTTGAAATGTTGCGCCCCTGATACCAGTGGGATTTACAGGACCTACAATATATCGTTCATTATTTTGCCGTACTATAACATCACGTTCATTAATCAATGGAAATGGCCCCATCCAAGTCTCGTACTCATATCGTAAATGTAAACCCAGTGTTGTAAGTTCAATATTCTTTTCGGCTTCTGGAGGAGCAATAATAGTTTCAAAAGGCCCATCATACCCACCTATAAAGCGGGTTCCTTTACAAATCCTGCAATCATCGTGAGATTGTCCGTGGTCCCTATCATATTCTGGACAGATCTTTCCCATACTCTTTCTTGTAAATATTTTGACTCGTTCTCCACCTTGTTCCAAAATCCAACGATTTCTCAGTATAGCCTCTCTAAAAATCCAATCTATTTCTTCTATATCAGAGATAGATCGCCACTCAACTTCTTCAATTGGAGTTTCAATTGTATCACCAGACTGATTTAAAGCCACTGTGGTTACTTTATAATAAATACGCTGAGACAATTTTGATAATACCCAATTTTGTATATATGAATAAATAATTGTAACACGACCATTAGGTGGATAAGGCAATCGAGCGGGAATAATTTGGTTTACTTCATAATTATAAATAGGTTTATCTATAAGAGTTATTTCTCCTATAGCTCCTTGTACTTTAAAAGCTGGAACTATAAGTAAATTTCCGTCACCATTATTTATTTGTACTTGTATATCTTGAGGATTATCACAAACTTTACCATTTGAATTAGGAATTACTATGGGTTTATGTTGAGTATAGACAAACCATCTACCATCTGGTTGTTCTAAATGTTTAATTGTTGGAGTCGCGTCTTCTATTACACGATTTTCAATTGTTTCATCTCTATAAAAAAGGGACCCAACTGGACCTGATTGAGTTAGCAATTCGTATGGACCATATGGATTATTTATAGATCTATATACATTTACCCCTAAAATTTTAAGACCGCCGTTTTGTGGAATTATTGTAGGATTATCCCATCGAATATCTGTAGCTCCTATTTTGTAAGGAGATGTAACCATCATATTACGGGGCCCTAGCGGAATCGTAAGATCTTTAGTAGAGGGGCGCAGAGGTAAATTAAAATCTGGTCGCCCTGTACGGCTAAGTTTTCCAGAATGATATGATGGAGATATTTGTGCCATAGTTATGCCACTGCAGGATATATTATACTAAACGACACATATCCACTTAAAGAGTCTTGTGAGGGAAATGATATTAAAAGTGAAGGGTAATCTATACTACTCCAAATAACACTAGCGGGTAAAAGAATTGTATTATTATTTAATACAGCTGGCCAAACAAAAGTTGGTGTCACAACCATTGGATTTGGAGCATAAAGAGTTACATAAGGAAGAATAATAACGAAACCATCAATAGGCGCTCCATTAGTAACATAAATAAGAGCATTTAATATTGCAGTGTTACCAATAGTTGTATATATTATTGTTGGGGTAGCAGAAGATATTCCAGAATAGGTAACGTCGGAAATAGTGTTCCATTGCCCTACAGGATAAGTAGTTTGATTGTTTATATATAAAGATCCAGAAAAGGATGCTGTCCCATCTGCTGAAATATGAGCATTGATCACCCCTTGAGGATAAGGACCTATAAAAAGACCACCTGTATTAGCCCCCCCTGCTTTACTATTAATTCTTACATCCCCATCAAATAGTCCACCACCAGTTGTTCCATCACTATGAAATCCTGCATTTTGTTCTATTCCGTGTATACCCCAATTTGCAATCCCTTCTACACCAAATCCACCTATTGTTCCGGATTGACCATAAATAATTTCTCCTCTGATAGCAGGAATTGTACTAAAAGTGTTACAACTTGGTTGTCCTGTATAAATAGAAGAAAATAATGGTAGAGAAGGTCCTATTGAATTACTAATGGTTTGATCTATATTAGAAACCCCAGAAGCTAAAATTGAATTAAAAGTTGCCGTTCCATCTGCAGAAATATGGGCATTAAGATCCCCATTATAATCTACTACAAATATTCCACCACTGTTAGGTTCTGCATTATAAGAAAGCCCATTAACTCTTATGGCCCCATCAAACCACCCAGCTACTGAAGACCCGTCTGTATATGTCCCTCTTCCAATATTCATTTTTCCATGAATACCCCACCACCCAACTCCTTCAACTCCAACACCGCCATATCCTATGGTTGGACATTCTACAGATCCACTAATAGCGGGAACAGGTCCAATATTTCCTCCGACAATATTACTGATAATAATTGAATTAATTAAAGGGGATGTTTGTGTTGTAGAATCATAAGTTTGATCTACATTAACATTACTATTAAAATTTAAAATATTATTAATAGTGTTTATTGTTAATAATTGAGATCCTTCAGCATTATTAACTACAAAAGCCGTTTCGTTGTCTACTTCCGGTATAAAATTTACATTCCCATTTACATTTAAATTTCCGGTAAAAGACGTATCTCCTTCTGAAATAATTCCCCCGCCATTAATACTTAAAGTACCGGTTTCCAAAGTACATCCACTAGAAATTTCTAAATTGTTTATTTGACTGGGCCCTGAACCTTCAACAAGTATATTTCCATTTGGTACTGCTAAACCAACATTTCCACCGATATAAATATTTCCTGCTACAGAAGCATCCCCTGTAGTTATATTAAGGTTTCCTTCTGGAATTCCTAAAGCAGTTTGATTTACTGTCCCATTGACTATAAGCCCGCGTTCAAACTCACTATTAGTACCAACTACAATTAATTTTTCCCCTATAGTAGCGTTGTCTATTATGGATAAATTTCCTATTACAGTAGTATCGGACCCCACTAATAGAAGACCTCCTATAGAAGTCTCATTTCCCACCTTCAAATTTCTTGTGACAGTTGCGTCTTGGGACAAAACTGTACCTTCTCCTACACACAGATTCCCTGACATAATAGAAGCATCATGTTCTACAGTTAATTCTCCCTGACCAGAAGACACAGAACTTACAGAAAGATTTCCTGTATAAATATTACACCCGTTTTGTACTTGAATATTAGAAAGATAACTTGGGGCTGTAGTAGAATCTGCAAATAATTGCCCACCAATTGTGACATTTCCAGAAGCGTTTACAGGTCCGCCAAAAGATGAGTCGGTGTCAACAAGTAAGTTTTCGTGTATTTCAACATTGTTATAAAATGTTGAATCACCGTAAAAAGTAGAATCTGTTTCAACAGTAAACCCATATCCAGGAAAAATAGCATTTCCAATTATTACAGGACCTAAGAAAGTAGCTGTGTACCCAGTATCTACTTGAAAATCGTCTACATAAACATTATCATTAAATGAAGCCACATCATTAACTGTTAGACCGGATAGAGTCGTACCCCCATTAACTGTTAAATTACCAATATCGGGAACAGTTAAATAAGATATAGTTGCATCAAAAACTGTCATTTCTCCCGTATCAGGAACAGTTAAATTATTAATGGTTGCATCATTAATAATGGCATCGGTAATTGTGGCATCCGTAAATAACACATTAGTCGATTCAATATTTGAAGATTGTACAATAGGAGCAAACACTGTTCCATCAACGTTAATGTTTTCAGTTATGGTTAAATTTGCCATTGTATAGGTATCAGTTGGATCTATTTTGGTAGCATCCACCGCTTCATTAGTAATCCATTTTCTTGTAAGTTGGCTCATTTTTTGTACCTGTTGTAAAAGATATATAAATTTTTTTCTTATTACTTAAAAAAGAAAAGACGCTTTCTTTTTTTGAAACCAAGTTTCTATACTAGGTGTAGTATAATTAAAAGCCCCTATAGTCCATGCACCACTCGAAGGTCTTGAATTTCCGCTAGCATCAACATTTAATGTAGATATACCCAAAGAAGTGAGATTAACCCCGGCATTAATTGCAGGAGAACTCAATTGTAATTGATAATTATTACTAGTACAACTTCCAAGATTATCACTAGAATCAGTCAATATACTATATGAAAGATTTACAAATTTTGGGTCCGAATAATTACCGTGAGGTTCATAACTAGTACCATACGCTGTTCTAAACTCCGATATAGAATACCACGGGTTTTGCTTATTTTGGTCATACGATACGCTTATAATTTGATTGGCTGATCCTGCATCTGCATAGTTTCCTGGAATAACATAATATAAATTATAATCCATAATAGTTGGAAAGCTGGGGGTTGCCCCAGTAGTATCATTATCAGCTTCTATTACTAATAATTGAAAATTATAATCAATTGTATCTGCATTATACATTATATTATTTCTTAAATCAAGAGCATATCCTGATCTATTTAAGTCATAGCCAGGAGTCATAGATCTGAATTGAAAAGCTGTCTGTGTGTCATAAAAAGTATTGTTCCAGAAATGATAGTCTACAGCTGGGTTGTTGTCTGTAGCTAATAATCCATCTTGTACATAAATATTACCCTCTCCGCCTTGATCTTGTGGATGGCTATTTAAGAAAATATTATTATAAACATATACTGTGCCGCCCCATTGCGTCAAAAATATATAAGCAGTACCGCCACCAGATGTTATGTTGTCATTGTAGAACCAATTATTATAAATCTTTAATGGATGCGCCGGAGTTCCTAATGTACAATTTGTATAATTCTGCGTTCCCGCCTCATTAGATGTAGCAACAAATAAAATAATACCATCATCATGTGGTGTATCAGTATCATTTAGGCAAAAAGTTTGAAGAGTACCATCATATTCTGGATAATCATGAAGTTGATTTCCAAATATATTTATATCTTGCATAACAGAATTATCAGCTCCTGCCCCAATACAAATTAGCCATCGTATATAATTATGAATATTATTATAACTTACTGTAATTTGAGTTAAATTAGTATTACTAGAACCGCCAAAATTAGCAATAGTAGAAAGATTTATTGGCTGAGACATCATTGTAAAATTATTATTTGTTATAATAATGTTATTTCCACTATAAACCATTATTCCTGTTCCACTAATATCAGAATCTCCGTTTACAGGAGCGGAATTTTGCCAAATTCCTATTTGATGAAAATAGCAATTTTGAATGGTTACATATGTTACATTTTGAAAAACCATACCAGTACCGTCTATATCAGGTAAAGTTGTTCCTCCTACTATACAATGGTATTCTGATAATTGTGCAGATGTGTAAGCTCCAAAATAGCATACTTCAAAGTTTTGTATTGTAATATAGTTTTTACTAATAACTGTAATACCTACTGCACCATTTACATAATTTCCATTTAAAATTGCCTGACCTGTACCCCAAGTTCCAGCAGAATTACCATCTAAAATAATTGGATTACCTGCAGAACCTGAACCATTTACAGTAATCTGCCCTATATAATTAACACCACCCATAAAAATTACTGTGGTACCAGCTGATAAAGTTGTAGAAGACGGATGACTAGTAGCATTAGGATCACCTGGGCAGTGCTGCCAAGCAGTAGAAGTAGAAGTACCATTATTGGTATCAGAACCGCCAGTATAATTAATATAGTAAGTTGTCATATAAAACCTTAGTTATAAAAGTCCCGTCGATATTCGTTGAGCTGTCCAAGATCCAGTTTCATACGCAAATGCACCAACATCCCATGCAGATGTATTGTAAGTATAATTTACTATATCTGTTGTAAAATTTAATGGCGCTGAAGATCCAGTTGTATTTGTACCTTTACCTTTAAGACCTGATGTTGAGGGCAGCCCAAAATTCTCACTACCAGATGTAACGTTTTTAAAGTTTGTAGTATTGACAGCAATGCTTGTAAGACCTGTACTACCATATGAGTCACTACTAGCACAAGTAGTTAGATTTAATGTGCCACCATCATTATAATATGATTGACCAGAACCATTACCAGCAGCATAACAATTTTTAACATTTACGGTCCCGCCACCAACAAACACTCCAG